TGTTTTAAATATAGATTTTAATCTTTGGACATGGATTAGAAGTATGTGTAAATATGGTGATTTTTTTCTAAAACTAGAAATATCCGACCAACATGGAGTATACAATATAATCCCATTCCAAGCATACCACATGGATAGACAGGAAAATTACGATAAAGACAATCCTTCAGCCATAAGATTTATTTTCAACCCCGAAGGAACATCCCCTTCTAGTTATGGGTATAATGTAGTTCCATCACAACATCGATTAACTGATAACACAATATCATTTGATAATTACGAAATGGTTCATTTTAGATTATTATCTGATACTAATTTCCTCCCTTACGGTAGAAGTTATTTAGAACCTGCTCGTAAATTGTTTAAACAATATACTTTAATGGAGGATGCTATGTTAATTCATAGAATTGTTAGAGCGCCTGAAAAACGTATATTTTATATTAATGTGGGTAATATAGCACCTGATGATGTAGAAAATTTCATGCAGCGTACTATTTCTAAAATGAAAAGAACTCCATATCAAGATCCTGAAACAGGTGAATATAACCTAAAATACAATATTCAAAACTTACTAGAAGATTATTTCATCCCAGTTAGAGGAGGAGACAGTAATACTAAGATAGATACTCTACAGGGTCTTCAATATGATGGAATTACTGATGTAGAATATTTAAGAGATAAAGTATTTGCTGCTCTTAAAGTCCCTAAAGCATTTATGGGATACGAAAAAGACCTAGAAGGTAAAGCTACATTAGCTGCCCAAGATGTTAGATTTGCTCGTACTATAGAACGACTTCAACAAATAATCACTTCAGAATTATACAAAGTAGCATTAATCCATTTATATGCCCATGGATATAGAGGAGAATCGTTAGTAAATTTTGAATTAGGGATGACTAGTCCTTCCATTATATATGAACAAGAAAAAATGGAATTACTTAGAGCTAAAGTTGAAATCGCAACCTCTATTATAAATGATGGGATTTTACCTACTGATTATATCTACGATAATATATTCCATTTAAGTGAAGATCAATATGATGAGTATAGAGATTTACTTAGAGAAGATGCTAAACGTAAATTTAGAATAACACAAATTGAATCTGAAGGTAATGACCCATATGAAACAGGTAAATCTTATGGTACACCTCATGACCTAGCAACATTATATGGTAAAGGAAGAATGTATACTAGTCCTGATGTCCCTCCTGGATATGATGAAAATAAAGATGAAGATACTAAATTAGGTCGTCCTGAAGAAACCGGAACTAAAAGAGGAACTCAAGATGATAATTTTGGTAAGGATAGGTTAGGTAAAGAAGCTAATAAAGAAAAATCAACTAATAGTTTAAAAACTAAATTTAAGGGTAATTCTCCATTAGCTTTAGAAGGAAAAGCTTCACAATATATTGATAAAAAAATGTTAGAAAAAATCCCTACCAAGGGAAATATTAAAGGAAAGCAATTAATATTTGAATTTGATAAAAAGAAAACATCATTATTAGATGAATCAAATATTAGGAAGTAAAGAAAAATATATATTTATAAATAAAGTATAATCCTAATGAAAATAAAACATTCTAAGTATAAAAATACTGGGATATTATTTGAACTTATCATCCGCCAAATAACTAAGGATGCCCTAGATGGGGTTAAATCCCCAATCAAAGAACTCCTACAAAAATATTTTGTAAAAACCGAATTAGGAAAAGAATACAAACTCTATGAATCTCTTATAAATAAGGGTACTCTTTCGGAATCTAAAGCTGAAATTGTTATTAATACTTTATTAGAGTCCTCTAAAAACCTTAATAGAGGAATTATAAAAAGAGAAAAATATAACTTAATTAAGGAAATTAAGGAAAAATATAATATTGATAAATTATTTTCATACAAAATACCTAATTATAAATTATATGCTTCTTTTTATACACTCCTAGAATCAACAAATTCCCCTCAATCATCCCTCCCCGAACAAATTATACAAAATAAAATTACTTTATTGGAGTTTCTTTCTTCATCTCCCATAAATAAGAAAAGAGTTGAAGATGATATATTAATGGAATATGAAAAAGAAGATAAAGAAATTCGCTTATTAGCTTATAAGAGTCTACTTGAATCCCTTAATACCGAGTATGATGATTTATCACATCCACAAAAATCAATTTTAAGATATTTAGTAACTAGTGGGAATAACCCAAAAGAACTAAAAGAATATTATTCAAGTCAAATTATAGGAATTAAAAAATCTTTGGATCAATTAAACGAATCTACTTCTGACCCAACAACCAAAATTAAAATCTACGAAATTTCAGAATTATTAAGTTCTTCAAATCAACCTAAAAAAATTAAAGATAATGATCTTGTAAATTTACTTCAATATCATGATCTAATTAATGAACTTGAAAAAGTAAATGGAAAATCTTAGAGAAAAAATACGTGAAATCATTAAAGAAATGATCAAACTAAACGAAATCTCAGTTACTGGAGGAGGAGCTTCATTTACACCTGGAAAAGGAGCCCAATATGCTAGTAAAAAAGCATTTAAGAAAAAAAATTCAAGAAAAGAAGAAAATATGTATTATAAAATGGGGTGGAAGAAAGTCCCAAAAAAAATTAAAGGATCAGGATTAGAAGTAAAAAAATTATTTAACTAAATATGAAATCTCTCAACGAACAATATCGTCTAATACAAGAAGGAAAAGGTCATAAAGATGTTTTTCTTAAAGAAGCTAAAAGGCTTTTCCCTAATTACATTCGCATGGGTGCTTCTTTTAATGAAGCTACTACAATACTCCACCAAAAAGGAATTATTAATAATATAATTAATGAGTCAACTTCTACATCATATAGACCTAAAGAAGAATCATGGGAAACTAAATTCAATGAATTTCTAACAGAGGCTGGAAGAGGTAGACCTAAGCAAAACAACGATAAAACTCCTGAAGTTAAAGCTGAAGAAAAGAATGTGTCAAAAGAAGTTGAGAAAAAACAATCTTATAATTTTGATAGAAGAGATGAAGAAAATCCTGATAATGTAATTTTCGATCAGTTAATGAAAGGGTATTACTGTGAGATGGGTAATCCTAAAAATTCTGAAAAATCACACGATGAAATTAAAAGTATTGTTCTTAAAAACCTTAAAAAAGAGCCATTATATTATACTAAAAATGGTCAATTCGGTATTGAGGGGTTAGGATATGAAATGGAAGTTCCTGGATTAGGAGAGCCAAAAGAACCAAAGGGCCCACATAAGTCAAGTGGATATGGCACTTTAGAAGAAACACAATTACGTAAATCCATCAAATCTATTATTAAAGAAGAACTTAATAACATTAATGAAGTATTCCAATTACAAAAATACAATAAAGAAAAACTAAAAACTAGTTACAAAACTGATGATAAAGGTAATATTTGGATTATAGACCCAAAATCAGGTGAAAAATTAGCGACTGGTAAAATTCCACAAGGAAAATCCGAAAAAGAAATAGCATCTTCATTAGTTGATGACTTATTTGAAAATAACACTCTTAATGAATCTTATTGGTCTGATTATAGTGATAGTGATCTCGCAAGAGAAGTAGAAGCACATGGGGGTGAAGAATTAATTGTATGGGATGGAGAAGGATTTTTAGCTAATAGAGATGAGTTAGAGCAATATTTAATGAATTCTACTAAACCTGATTGGGAAGAAGATAATACGTCCTACCCTTCTCACTCAACTGATGGAAGTCCTGATGATACCTCAATGCCTTCTTGGATGGCTGAGCAAAAACTTCGTAAAGCCATTAGATTAATGGCTAAAAAAGAAATTATTTCTGAAAATAAGAAAGCTCAAAAAGCTATTAAAGCTATTGAAGATGATGCTAAATTAGCAGAAATTTCAACCAAATTAGAATCTATTAATAGAGCAATAGAAGAAAGAAATAATAGATTATCTTCAATAGAAGAAAATGAAGATATGAAAGAATTGATGGATAAAAAAGCCCTTAAAGAACTTAAAAAAGAAATTAAAACACTAGAAAAATACCAGAAAAAGTGTAGTAAGATGTATGAAAAACTTACTAAGAAAACTAATGGTAAAGAAGTAGTAACGGGTGAGGGTGACCCAATCGAAGAAGAAAAACCCTCACGTCCACAAGTTAAACAAGAAGAAAACCCGGAATATAAAGAAAAACCAAAACCGAGTAGACCTTTAGTTAGACAAGAAAAAAACCCGGAATATAAAGAAAAAGTAAAACCGAGTAGACCTTTAGTTAAACAAGAAGATAACCCAGAATATGTTACTGAAGCAGAGGGTGATCCTGAGGATACCGAAAAAATGAAAACCGATATGGAAGATATAGCTAAAACTGCTAAAGAAATATCTGATTTAGAATTATTTGAAGTGTCTGAAGATGAATTATCTAAAATGAAAGATGAACTAGAATCATATCTTGATATTGAAACAGTTGGAAATGCAAGAGAAGCAGTTGATCTTTATATAAAAAACCACCCCGAAGCTAAATCAAACGAAACTACATTATTACAATTAGCATCACCAATGTTCCCCTAATATGAACAAAGCACTTTTAATAGAAACCCAATTATTTGAACCCACTAAGGTTTCCTTAACTGAAGGAAA